AAAACAATGACCAAAGTTGCAAGTGCATTTGACAGAATCAATGTAAGAAGATTGTTCATTACTGTAAAAGATTTTGTTGTGTTCCAAGCAAGAAGAAAGTTGTTTGAGTTTAACACCGCATCAACTCGAGCAGAGTTTACAAGACAACTTGAAAACTATCTCGAAAAGATTGTTCAACAACAAGGTTGTACTGAGTACAGAATTGTTTGTGATGAAACAAATAATACAAATGAATTGATTGAAGAAAATAAATTTGTAGCTGATATCTACATTCGCCCAACTTATGTGATTAACTTCATTAAGTTGAATTTCACAGCCGTTGGACAAACGGTTGATTTTAGAGACCTTGGCTTAGATTAATTTAACTAAAGGAGTTACCATGGGAATTAATGTCACTGCACTAAGAAATCGGCTAGTCGGAGGTGGTGCAAGACCATCTCTGTTCTTTGCCACAATTTATTTTCCTACGAATGTACAAGCGGCTCTTGATTCACTCGGTTTTGATACACAGGATATTTCATTCTTTATCAAAGCATCATCGATTCCTGAAAGTACATTGGGTGAAATTACAAAGACATTCCTTGGAAGGGATGTCAAACTTCCATCAATTGACCGAACGTTTGCACCATGGTCAGTTACAATCCTAAATGATGAGAATTATAAGATTCGTCACTTCTTCGAAGCATGGATCGAATACATCTCACCAGGTGCATCAATTTTTGAAGCACAATCAGGATTTGGTTCAACTGCTGGTGATAACGTGTATGGTCAAATGCAAGTTCATCAACTGCAAAAAGATGGTGGTATTTCAACACATACTGGAAATCCTGGTGGTCCTTATCTTGCATCTTATTATTTTAAAGATGCATTTCCAACCTCTGTAGATCAAATCACATTGAGTTGGGATGATAAAGATACTATTGAAGAATTTACAGTAACATTCGCATATCAGTACTGGGTGAAGAGTCCTTCAACATTGAATGTGACAGGAAATCAAACCGCAAATCCATTTACTGAAAATGAGAATAACATGCCTTCTGGTGTTGAAGGTGTGAATTATGAAACTCAATGGGCTCAACCGCAGTCGCCTTGATACATTATTGACAATATAAAACTTCGTCAAAGCCTGCATTTAAAACATGCAGGCTTTTTTTGGTTTTACAAATATAATAAATAATGTAAACAATAACAATAAAAAATGAGGAGTTTGAATGTCTACATTATTCGGCTGGAAGTTTCAAGAATCTCAAGACCGTACAGAACAAAATCTACAATCGTTCACCCCACCAGAAAATGATGATGGCTCTACCGTTGTAGGTTCTGCTGGTGTTTACGGCACCTATCTGAATCTTGAAACTAACTTTCAAAATGAATCTGATCTGCTTGCAAGATATCGTTCAATGATTATGCAACCAGAGTGTGAACTTGCCGTTGAAGAAATTGTGAATGAAGCAATTGTTGCAAATCGCAAATCATATCCTGTTCACATTGACCTTGACAATCTTGAAGATTATTCAGAAATGATTTGTCAGAAAATTTCTGATGAGTTTTACACTGTTCTTGATATCTTAAATTTTAAATATGTTGGTTATGAAATTTTTCGCAGATGGTTTGTTGATGGAAGATTATTCTTTCATGTGATGATTGACGTTGAAAAACCACAACGTGGTATTGTTGAGACAAGATTGATTGATCCATTCAAAATTAAAAAGGTTCGTCAACGAAAAGGTGCGGATGCAGATCAAAAGATTTCGGTAGGTCCACAAGAAATACAATTGAATCTTGAGTTTGAAGAATTCTACATGTATTCTGAAAGTGGAGTATTCACACAAGATTCATATTCACAAAATACGGATCAACGAAATGTACTGAAAATCGCTCCAGAATCAATTGTCTATACTACTAGTGGTCTTTTAGACGAAAGACGCACCACGGTGATTTCCTACCTTCACAAAGCATTCCGTCCACTCAACCAAATACGAATGCTTGAAGATGCATCAATCATCCATCGTTTGAGTCGAGCACCATCAAGAAGAATTTTCTATGTTGATGTAGGAAACTTACCTGCTGCAAAAGCAAGACAATACTTACAGACACTTAAAGATCAATATCGTAACAAAATGGTGTACGATAGTAAAACTGGCATGTTGAGAGATGACCGTAAATTTCAAACAATGCTTGAAGACTATTGGATGCCCAGGAGAAATGGTAGTGCAACCACAGAGATTGATACTTTGTCAGGAGACGAAGGTGGCTTCACACAACTTGACGAACTTGAATATTTTCAACGTCAATTGTTCCGTTCATTGAATGTACCAATTTCAAGAATGCAACCCGAAAGCGGGTTCTCACTTGGACGAGCCAGTGAGATTAGTCGAGAAGAATACAAGTTTCTAAGATTCATTGAGCGTTTGCGTTCACGTTTCTCAAACTTGTTTTTGGATCTTCTCAAAAAACAATTAATTCTAAAGAACATCATTTCACTTAAACAATGGGATGATATTAAAGATCAAATTCAATTCACATATGACCAAGACAGCAATTTCAATGCACTCAAAAGCCTTGAGGTTCTCACTGAAAAAATGAATGCTCTTCGTGATGCTGAAGAATATCGTGGCAAATATTTCTCTGCAAACTATATTCGCAAAAACATTTTGTTCATGACAGATGAAGAGATTGAAAAGATTGAAGAAGAGATTGGTGAAGAGAAATATGATCCACGATTCGCACCTCAAGAAGGTGAGCCTGGCTTCGGCATGGGCATGGATGGTGGAATGGGCGGAGGAGGAATGGGCGGTGACTTGTTCGGTGGCGGTATGGGCGGAGCCGATACTGGCATGGGACCATCACCTGGTGATGGAATGGTCAATGACTTAGGTGGTGGAGGAGGTGGCGCCAGTGGTGGCGGTGGCTCAACACCAGTAGATAATATAGGAGGTGTATAATGGAAGACGAAATTAAAAATCTAATTAAAAATGTAAATGATGGTAACATGCTTGGTACCAAAGAAAACTTTGATAATATTATTGCAAACAAAATTTATGATCGGCTAGAACAAAGAAAGGAAGAATTGTCACAAACACTTTTTAACCAAGCACCTACAGATGACAACGAAAACGAAGAATAATTTACTCACTCAGTTAATTAATAAAGATATCGAAAACTACTGGGCCGTATCAGAAGCATTCAATCCATTTCGTGATAATATTTTTGATAAGGCCGCAGAAAAGCTTGAAGATTTCACTCTTAAATCAATGAATTCAGGGGCAAATCACCTTGTAAATTTATTGAGCAAAGAGGGAAGACTTTCAAATAAGATGGTTGCTGTTATTCGGTATCATGCTAAAGAGGCAAGAAATCTTGATAAATTAATGGCTGACCATATAAAAAATAAAACAAAAGAAGTTGGTAAAAAGCGTTATCAGCCTGATAAAGATAAGATATTGATAAAATATCAAAAACATAAAGGATATCATCTGCAAAGAATAAACGTAGCAAGGGCTTTCATCAAACAACATAGATCAATTTTCTCTGATGACATACTAAGAATTGCGCAAAATCCAGGAGAACTCGAATCAAGAGATCCGAAAACTGGTGAAAAAAATAAACCAGAAAAAGCAGAAGCTCCACAAGCACCTACTAAAGAACAGTTAGATGCAATAGATAAAATCCTTGGTAAAGAAAAAGATAATGGAAAGAAATTTGCAAATGCGAAAAGCTTTGAAGATGATGCTCTAGACCAAGTTCTGACCAGAGATGCAAGAGATGTAGATTCAATGGTGCCGGGAGCAGGTGATTATGAAAAAAAGAAATTGGACCGTTATCGAGATAAATTAGACAGACAGGCAGGAAGAGCAAGGGCACCTCAATCGGGCGGAGGTGAGGAATGAAGTTTTTAACACTCAAAGACGTTCTTGAGGATGCAGATCGAGAAGCGTTTGACCGTAAGCTGAATCAATCTGATGATGATCGTAAAAAAGAAAAAGAAAAAAATGAAGATGAATATTGGGAGATGACCGCTGATATTGCAAAAGAAGCGGAAGATACAATTAAACTTATCAATACTATGCTTCGTGAATTAGCGATACTGTATAAAAAATGCGAAAAAGAATATGGAACAAATAAACGAATGCTTCAACAAGGTCTTGGTGAACTTGAAAAAATAGTTTATAGTGACCGAGGCTCCGCATTTAATATTTTTTCTCTTGCTATTCGAACCTTTCAAGATACATTTAAAAATCCTGAATTAACAAATCGAGAAAAAGTTACTAAACATAACATTCATTTTTTTGAAGAGCAAGTTCGTGCGTTTCATGATTGTTATATTTTGGCAACACATTTTTGTCAAACATCAATCACTGGTATGTCTGAACCGAAAGCGTTTTATCCATGGATAAAAAGATATGTTCCGATTGCAAAGAAACTTGAAAGTACTTCCGTTTATATGACAAAAACGAAAGGTATGTTCAATTCTGATTATCATATGTCTTCAGGATATGCAACGGAAAAGATGTTGGCTTTATTTGAAACATGCCGACAAATGGCTGAAAAAGCTTATGCTGAAAATACAAGTGATGAATGGAGTGACCTAAACGATAAAGGTTATGATGGTTGGAAAGGATTCATCAATGACCTAAAAAATCGTGATGCATATCCTCAATTCAAAGTTAAGTTTGATAGACTATCAAAGATTGCAAAAAGTTTTAAGGAAATGGAACCCGAAGATGATGAAGATGATGGAGATGATGGAGAGGAAAACTCAGATAATAAAAAACAAAAAGAAGAAAGAAAAGGAACTGGTAAACATGATGCATATGATGAAGGATCAGATATAAAACATGACATCAAATTTGATGATCCAGATAAATTTGGTTCAAAGTTGAGGTCGGTGTTACATCTAAAAGGAGACAAAAAGGTGTCTTATTATTCTGCACTTGAAAAATTGAATAAAGTTATAATGAGTCTTGAACCAAAACTATCACGGGAACAAAAACACGAAGTATTACAAAAATTTGTTAGTGAAAATATTGATGAATTAATTGAAGTATTATCACAACAAACTTTAAATGAATCATTACCCGGTATTCGTTGGCGTCGAAATAATCGTACAGGTCTCAACAAAGTTGTATTGACTTGTAAAGCAAATGAATACAAAAAATCTCTAAATAGAGATATCACGGTTTCAGGCAAAAAAGTAAAGGACATTATATGTTTGCCAAAGAGTGCAAAGCCCGCTGGTGAACGAATGAAAAATCGAAGGTCAGCATTAAAACGTTGGAAAACTCTGACTTCAAGACCAGCTAAACAGGCTAAAGCTAAATGGAAAAAGGCAGAAACTCGTAAACAATCTAAAACAATTAGGAAAGAGTCATGAAACTACTTGTCGAAAATTCTGAAGATATCAAAACCTTAGTTGAATCATCCGATGATGGCAAACGAACACACTATTTGTCTGGTGTTTTCATGCAGGCGGAAGAAAAAAATCGAAACGGACGTGTTTATCCTGAATCGGTTCTTGCAAAAGAAACTGAAAGATATATCAACGAAAAAGTAAAATCACAAAGAGCATTGGGAGAATTGAATCATCCTGCAGATCCGATGATCAATCTTGAGAGAGTTTCACATTTAGTAACTGAACTAAGTGTTGATGGTCATAATGTTATGGGTAAAGCAAAAGTATTAGATACACCATGTGGTAACATCGTTAAAGGTTTAGTCGATGGTGGAGTTAAATTAGGAGTATCATCTCGAGGTGTTGGATCACTGACTGAAAAAAATGGCGTTTCACTTGTAGGCGATGATTATCAATTGGCAGCAATTGATATTGTTTATGATCCTTCTGCACCAAAAGCTTTAGTTGATATGGTCATGGAATCAGTAGATTGGATTTGGAACGAAGAAACAAAATCATTCATGCGTACACAAGCCGAAATTACTGAAAGCAATTCGACACATCCTAACATGTTAGGTTTTCTAGATACACTGGTTGAAATTAAAAGTGAGATCAAGAATCTACAAGATCGATATCAAGTATTGGATGTACAAAATCGAGAATTGAAATCTCTTGTTGAAGACTACCAAAAAGATCAACAATCAAAGCGTGAGCTAAAGTTGGAGCAACTTTTGGAAGACACAAGAACTTCAATTGAAAAAACTGTAAAGCAGAAACTTCACCAAAAGCGTGAAGAAGAAACCTTAAAACTTTTTGAAGAGTTTATGAACAAAGTTTCAAAAGCTTGAAATATATAAATAAAAGTTAAATGGTAAAAATTAACAAACCTTTCATGAAAAAGGAATCTTATGACTAAACCAGAAATTGAAAAAAAAGTGATGGAGGTCTTGAAAAAAGAACTTCCAGGGGATGCTGATTTTTCAAAGTCAACACCTCTTGGAAGTATCGATGAAG